TTGGTCTTCCTCCAGTTCCAGGCCTTGGTCTTGTACTTGGCGTAGGTCCTTTACCACTACTAAATCTTCCAGACCCAGAAGCAACCATTCCAGCAATGATTGCAAGATTTAAAAACTTATTTAATAAACTGGAAAGATGATCAAATTGTTTTGCCCCATTTTCGCCAAAAGTATTTTTAACAAATCCGCGAGTAGTATCATATGCTTTATATCCCCAATCAACAAAAGTTATAAGTCCATCAAGTAATTTACCCCCAACATTAACAATAAAATCACTTACTTTAATAATTACTGGAAGTATTTTCAAAAGTTGAGGAAGAAATTCTATTAATCTTACCGCAAAAAATCCAAGAATAGTTTGTGTAATAAAATTTTTAATCCACCCAAAAAATCCCATTTTCGGTAGACTTGGAAGTTTTATACCTTTTACTGTGGGTGGTTTCTTTGTTTCTAACTCCTTTTCCTTAGAAGAAAACTTTTCTTGTTCTTTGCCTTTTCTTTTTGATTGGTCTTCTTTTCTTGATAGAAATAAAGATTCCTTTAAAAGTTTATCAACTATAATAATTTTTTTCTCAATATGAGATAGAGACCCGTTAAAAGATCCCACTTTTTGATCAGCGAATCCATCAAGAAGAGTAGTTTTTGATTTTATATTAAAAAGTTTTTTGGAATTTATAACCGCACTTTTTTGTGATTTAATAATAGCAGAAGTTGAAGAAGGGAGTAATTTTGTCATTATCTTTTATTAATTCCCAGTGTAGATTGAGAAGTTCTTGTTCCCTTTGGATGTGTTGGACTTACTGTTTTTGGTTTTTGGGTATTGGAAGATTTTATTCCACTGCTTCTTCCCCCACTACCAACTAAGTCTGATTTTGTTCTTCGTTTTGGTCTAACCGGTGGTTTTACTGGTGCAACTCCAGCGTTTCTTGGGCGAGCAAATCTAGATTTATATGACCCAGATTGCTTTCTTCGTGGATCATTAGGACCGTACATAGTAACTGGAGATTTTGATTTTGTTGGCGGTAATGGTTTTCCCTTATTATCCGTTGGCGTAAAACCACCCCCCAGGTCAATACCCAATCCACCCGGTCTCAAATTTCCCCAACCAGTATTTTGATTTATTCTCAATACCCCAGAAACAGCCTTAAATAAAGCTCCACCAACGTCACCAGATTTCAATGATTGTCTTGCAGTCTTAAAATATTCACCTGCAGATTTATTTGCTTCATAAGTATCATCAGTTGTTGCTCTTCCACTCTTATCAACCCTAAAGTTGAATTGCCCCAAAGCAAGATTAGCAAGTTTATCTCCCATCAATCTATTGTAATCATTCTGTCCCAGTCCAATTGCCCCAACACCCCCTTGACCTCTTCTCTGTGCCTCCAACATCGCAGGTCTAACATATCTACCTAGAGATCCACCATCATCAATTCTAGATGCCTTTCCAAGTGGACCCATTAATCCTTTTGCTGCATATTGCAGACCAGTTAATTTGGCACCAAAATTTTTAATTCTTCCCCCCGATGCCTTTTCCACGAATTTTTCAAACCCTTCACTTTTTAGTCCCAATAATGCAGTAGGATCCGCAAAAAGTCCTTTATTTTGAATATCTTGAAATCTTTTCTTGACCGATCCGATTGGACCTTTATCTCTCTTGGAATCATAAAGACTATTAATCCAAGCGTCACTTTTATCAAGATTTGCTTGTGTCGTTTTTGTTAGAGCTGCTCCAGGTTTCAGTTCGCCAGATTTAATTAATGCATCTTCCCTATTTGTTCCATATTTTTCAAGAGATGCTAATGGATAATCATAATATTGAACAAGTTTATCTTTTATTGTTGTTCCAATATCATTTAACCTATCTTTTCCATATCTTAGTGTATTTGGATTTTTAATAGTATTATAAGACTGATTTGCTAACTCTAGCCCACGATTAGTAATATCTCTTTGTATATTTGGATTTTTAATAGTATTATAAGACTGATTTGCTAACTCTAATCCACGATTAGTAATATCTCTTAAATTGGGTAACTTTTCTGGAAATTTATATCTGGAACCTGATACTGATCCTGATCCTGATATACCAGAAATTCCTGTACGAAAAGATGACCCCCAAGTATTTGGTTTATCTACATCATATCCAAGTTTGTGCTTTATAAACTTTTTAATGGAAGATACTGGATCGTTAGATAAATTACCAGAATATCCCCCAGAGTCTTTCTCAGGGCCCCCAATACGTCCTCCACCATAAGCATATGTTGTTCCTGCAACGACTTGGGGTTGATTTGTTCCACCTCCAGAAGCATTCATTGCTTCCAGAGTATTAATACCATACTTTTGAACTGCACCAGCAGACATCACAAACTCACCATCGGTGAGCATCGCTGGTACTTTATCTCTTCCTTTTGGACCTCTTATTAGACCGGCAAATCCACCACCATTAAATCCATATGATTTAGTTTTTCCAGTTTGTAAATAACGTATCTGTTCATCAATCTCAGATCCTTTTCCTTGCAATCGTTCAAATATATTAAGACTTGCTTTTTGTTGTTGAAGTTGTCTTATTTTATCCGCTGCACTTCCCGGAGATTGTGAAGTCTTTCTCTCTTGTTCATTAACAGTTCCGGGGAACATTGCCGGTATAGTTGCTCCTGCAGTGAATAGAGCAACTCCTTTTCCCAAAGGTGTTTTAATGAACTTTAAAAGTTGTGGAATTGCAACCTTTCCGATTTGAAAGATAAATCTTCCCACCATCCCCACAGTGGAACGAACAAGTTTTCCAAAAGTTGTGCCAAATAAAACATAACCACCAAGTAGTGCTGGCCACCAATCTTTAAAGAATCTAATAATACTTTTTATTTTTCCTTGATTTTTTGGATCAGCAATCCAATCTACTAACTTTATTAAAATTCTACCAAGAATAATATTTTTAATAAAATTAATAATTTTATCCCAAATAGATTGAAAAGGTTTGGTAATAGCAGATACTACATTTTTTATTCCATCAAATACTTTAGATTCTAATTCCCTCTCCTTACCAAATCTTTTTTTACTTTCCGTATCTTTTCTTTCAGTATCAATTCTTTTTTTATTATCTTTATTAATATCTGTTAATGTTTTAACAATAGAATCTAATGAATTACTAATTCTTTCTAAAATATTAAACTGACTGTCTCTTCCTTTAGAAACCGTTTCTATTTTTTCTTTAGCCCCTCTAGGAACTCCCCCAACAGGAGCAATCATCAGTCTCCTTTGAGTCCCTGCAACCTGCTTTCTAACTCCACCAAGACCTAACCCATTGGCAGTTACCTTTGATTTCTTGAATTTAATTTTAAATCTACCTTTCTTTCCTCTTACTCTTTTAAATTCATCTTTTATAAGATTAAATTCAGTATCACCAATTTTTCTTTTTAATGTGGTTACTCCGACTAAAATTTCTCTTAAATTGTTTTTATAAGTCTCGTAATCAAGTTCATCTATTTCATTAGGTTCTAAGGCCAGTAATCTTAAAATTACCTCATCAATATTTTCTGTAGGTAGAGTAAAATTACCAGCCATTAGTTTGTTGTTTCTGTTTTAACTCTTCTTCTTCTAAATGCTGTCTTAGGAATTCAACATAAATATCCCTCTCCCAAGGAATCATATTTTCAATTTCAGTCAATGAATATTTATGATACTGCATTAACGAAAAGTTGAGACTAAAATAAGCCTTGAGATCCATATGGGACATTCCTATGCGAAAAAACTTGATAGTCCCTCAAGAACAACTTCACTTTCAACCTCAGTCCTTGGATTTTTAACCTTGATTTTATGAGAAAGTTTGGGCATTGTTTCAAAGAACCTTTCAATTTGTTTAAATTGAGAAGAATTCATTTGGTCCAGAAATTCTAAAAGTTCTTTCTTAGATACATCAGCAGATGCCCAAACTTCATCTTCTGTGTAAATTTTATCCACACAAGAAGCAACAAGTTCAAATGATTGCTCCATTGCATTATTACTAGACAAGTCAAAATTGTTTTTAATGAACTGATCTAGAGATGGATACTTCATTTCCATCATTAGAGAATCGTCAAGTTTAATTTTATTGGAGTGTTTATTATTACGTTGAACTTTGATATCGTCTACGTTAATTTTAACAGGAACAGAAGTTTCTCCGTCATCTGGGCAGAATACATTTACTTCTATCTCTTCACCAACAGACTTACCCCGAATGTTAAGGAAAAGATACTCTATATCAAATGTAGGTAAATTTTCCACTTTGACATTCTTAGTTTCAATACAGTTTTTAATTACTGTTTTAATTGCATTAGTAATTTGCTTAGTATCTTCAGATTCTAAAGCGATGACTAGCAATTTTTCTTCTTTGACTAAAAATGGTCTAAATTTTATAGTTTGACCAGTTGAAGGTAATTCCAACTCATATGTTGGTGTGGCAATTTTTGGTAAAGGCATAATCTCCTATACAATTCAGTTAATTTATTTATGGTAGGTGGACAGAAGATGAAGTGGCCACTTAAAACATTTTTGGTCATTTTGGGTGCTATAATAAAACAGTAAACAAACAATCAAATGCAAAAACTCTTTTTTAGTCTTGTATTCATTTACGGAATTCTTGGTTCTGGATATGTGGCATATGAAACAGTAAGAGATATGTCTCTTCTAGAAAATGCAGTTAAGACAGAATCCCATCATGCAGAAATACGTCATCGAATGAACGTTGCAGCAGAAGGAAATTGGTTTTTATTGGGCAATTTGATCACCGTTGTAGCTGCTATCGGACTTTGTATGAATAACTCCAATAAAAAATGATTAAATTTTTTAGAAATTTAATAAAACTTAGTTTAATTTTAAGTCTTGCCTGGATAGGAACTACAAGTTTTATAGTTCTTGGTGTATATCTACTTCAAGAAGCAACAAAAAATCTAGACAATGGTTCAACATTTCCAAATTAAAAGAGGGTCTTGAGGCCCTCTTTTTTTATGCCAATGCACCAGTGCCAACTAATCCGGGAAGTTCAGGAACACCACCAACACCAAATTGTAATTGCGTATTCGTAAAAAGATTATCTACAGCAAGATTTGGAACCCCAGTTGCTGTTGATTGGGTGGGTTCTTCCGTCCGAGTATAAGTAGAAGAAACTGAAGTATTTGATGCAGTGTACCTATCATAAGTAAATGACACTGTACACTTCAATAACTGGGAGGAATCATAAGAGACTGGCATTGATTGTACTTGAAGTGGGAACGCATTGTGAAATGTGTAAACAATTCTTTGGGGGTTTTTGGCACCTATCGCTTGAGTATCTCTTTCGAATTTGGTGATATAAACACTAGTTTTATAATCTTGGGGATATTTAACTCTATATGGGCGATATAAGTCGGATGAAACTTCCTTTGCTACTTGTTCGCCTGCAATAAATCTTATCCAAGACTCAAAGTATCTAATCTGTGTGTATGAGTTATTTACATAAAATGTAAAATCAGCACGATCATCATATAAACGACGATATGCGTGTCTTTGAGTTACTCCTGTTATATCATTATTTAATTCGTGAGTTGTTAAACTTGATCCAGGAAGAGATGCTTCGGAACAAGTCAACATCAAAAGACCTTCAACATCAACATCAGGAACTCCTTGCTTAATAAAAGCAGCACAAGGAGGAGGCGGCGGCGCAAAGTAACACTCGAAATGTGAGGTTAAGGAAGGTTGGAGTATTCTTGCCTTTATAATATCAGTAGAAACTTTTTTTGGTTGTGGGGCATTGCCACCAGAATTTGTTGTTTGAGTTTGTTCTTCTGCTTGGGAAGGATTGGGAACTCCGGGAACGAGATTTGTATTTTGATCAAATGCCACTGAAGTATTATTGTTTATATTTGCTGCAAGATTTGCATTTTGAAGATTAATTGTTGGAGTATTGACCCCAAGATCTAAACCACTTGCAAAACCGTTGATGGCCATCTATAAATACTTTTAGTTGATATATTATGTATATAAAAAGAAAGAATGTCTCGCGATTCAAAATATTGTCAAGGACTTTTTCATCCACAAAATCCCCAAAAATATATTGGAGACCCCAAAAATATAGTATATAGAAGTAGTTGGGAACTCAAGTTTATGCAATGGTGTGATAGGTCTCCAAGTATTCTTAGGTATGGGTCTGAAGAATTTTGTATTCCTTATTATAATCCAGTAAAGGAAAAAGTGTGTAGATACTTTCCAGATTTTATTATTGAAGTACTAGAAAATAATGGAAAGACTCAAAAGTATGTGATTGAAATAAAACCAAAAAGGCAAACAGTTCCGCCAATTAAGGGAAATAAGAAAACAAAAACTTATATTAATGAAGTGAATACTTATGCTGTTAATCAATCAAAGTGGAAAACAATTCAAGAATGGTGCGATGACCACTTAATAAAATTTCTTATCGTCACAGAAAACGAACTTGGTATCAAGTAAATGGCAAAAGGTTTTGGGCAATATGTAGAGAAATCCTCAACAACAGCAAGAATAGAAGAACTTAAGAGAAGAATTGTTGAGAATGGAACCAGTGATCCAGAAGACCTAATGTTGATGATAATGGATGCCTTAAAGGAAGAAGTATTATATCCAGAACCAGGAAAGTTTTATACATTCGTTTATACTCCAAAGACACCAGAAATTGAATATGACCAGCACCCATTAATTGCCTGCACAGAACTTTATGGATGGGGATTTAAAGCAATCAATTTTCATTGGAGACAATCAAGACAATATACGTGGGGAGAAGTTTCCGGAAAACTTCACGTTGTTAAGTATAATGAGTTGGATGAGTTACTTTCTATACCTTATGCAAAATTCCGTCTAAATAAATAAAAACCTCTTCATATCAATGTCTCATACTCTACAAATAATTGAGATTATTAATTCTTCCGCAAGTAAGGAGGAGGTTTGATGGCAGGAACTTATGGAGCAGCGGGAACAAATACATATTTAATTCCTGGTATTGGGGGAATATTATCCAACGAAGTAAATGCAACTAATGGAATAACCCAGGTTTACCGTGGTGGGGCAGCAACTACGCAACAAAGTATAGGAACTTACAATCCATCAACAGGGCAATTTACTCCAGATGCTAATGCAAATTTAACGGATTCCGAAAAAAAAGCATTATCTGACACTAAAAATATAAAAATTATTAAAGATAAGTCAATTGAGACTGCAACTAAAGCAGGAGCAACAAATGCACAACAATTACTATCACCAAATTCTGCAACTGCAGGGTCTACAGGATCTGCAACAGACTTTAATAAAACTCTATCGGATTTAAAGATAGGAGATAAAAAAGGTGGCATAAGACAGAGTTATGGTAATCTAAAGTATCCCAAAGATGCAAAATTTATGTCTGAACAAGATTGTATTAAATTTACGATGTATAGGGCTAAACCAAAGAAAGTTGAATTGACTAGTGATCTTGGAACATTTTCTGGATCCAATAAAGGAAATTCTATGGGAACTGTCATGCTCCCTATACAACCTGGTATTTCCGATTCTAATCTAGTTTCTTGGGGAGAGAATTCTATGGATGCGATTTCTGCTGCCGGAGCAGCTCTAGCATTATCAGCGATTAAAGGGG